GTGGGAGTGGCAGCAATCTTGAACATGGTGAACCTCTAAAATGAAAGTGTTTATTGAATAGGGTTGGGCAATGCAGCGCATACCGCCCGAAGGCGGCATGCGTTAAATGTTGGCGATGGAAATTTCGTCGTTGCCCGAAACCGGCACAGGCTGCATCGTCAGCTTGTAGCAGAGGATGCCGTCGATCTTGTCGTAGTCCGGTGTGATGAGGCGCGCATTCATATTGACCTGCACCTTCTTGCCGGCCGCACTGCCATGCGTAACTGTCACCGGAACGACCGCCGACGACGTGGCCATCGCAAACGGGTCGAACGTGCCTTGTGCCGGCGCCAGAACGGTCAGGGACAAGGTCGGCGCGCGATCGGAGACGTCGATCTCGCGTTGCGGCCCTGGCAGATCAATGCGGGTGATCTTGTTGCCCAGGTCAAAGTCCAGCGTCGAGAGTGCCAATGGAATGCCGTTCACAGATACCGCTGTGGTATTGACGCTGTTGACGCCTTCTTCAATCATCCAGCCGGTGCGGGTGACGCTTGGCAGCGCCACCGAAGTTGGCGCCACGTAGACGGCATCGAAGGTATAGGAAAGCATCGGCGTGCCCTTGGCCGAGATCTTGCCTTTGACACTTCCACGCCCACCAAGCAGGATGTGATTGACGCCGTCGATATTCATGTAGTGACAAATACTGCCAAACGCCGAGCTGACCAGGTTGTAGGTAGCGGACGTCGCGGCGACGATGGTCTCTGCCATGCCGCAGGCAAGCATCAGCGGGCCCCACTTCGGCGCTGTGCCGGCGGTGCCCGATCCGGCCATGGCGACGTCGTAGGTCAACTTGCACCAGCTACTGACGATGATGTCGCCGGTGCTGCCCAGGTAAGGCAGATCGATGTTGCGCGCAACCTTGTCGTTATCCATAGGCGTCAGCACGACATTGCGTGCCTCGATCCAGTTCGCCGCACCGCTCGGTGTCGGGTCGACACCGTAGGTCACTTCCGATTTGGCAATGAGCGCCTTGTTGCGCCATTGGCGCGGGGTAAGCAGGTTAGCCATAGGTCAGCTCCTAAGTGTATTTAACGGCATCGCCGTTGGGTTGATCGGGCTGCTGGACTGCGGCAGCGGGCGCTTCGAGCGGCTTCGCCACGGCTGCTGGCGCATGTGCCGGCTCAATGCGCGTCCGTACCGCTGTCACGGGGTCCGCGATGTAGCGCCCCCCAACTCCCCAGAAGGGGCATTTCGTGTAGTCCTGAGTCATCAGACGCTCCTGTCGATAAAAGTAGTCAAATAAATGTCCTGCCACCACATGTGCGAATCCTTGAAGGTCAGGAGGCCACTGCGGCCTCGTTCAAGCGGGTCATATTCCGCAGAAGGCTGCCAGCCGAGCAATTGGTCTTTCACGGCTTTGCGCAGGGTCTCCATATCCTCGCCGGCCGCTTCACCGGTCGTGTCGCTCACATTGCGCACAACCAGGATCACGCCGATGGTCACTGCGACCCGCTGAATCACGAAACTGTCTACTTCATTCGGCGACGGATTCTCTTCAAGCGGAATGACGAACACGGCTGGCACCGCTCTTGGGTTGGCTTGTGCCGCCGCCTGGAATTGAGCCGCGCCGCCAATCAATTTAACGGTGCCGACGTTATCCCTGATACGCCCAATCGTCTCGCTGATCACCACGGCCCCCGATGCTTGAAGACAGAGTTGCCAGGGTTGGCGAGTACAACATTTGCCGGCGCCGATTGCGGGAGTGGCGATGTCGATGCCTGGAGCGTCACGACACCGGACTGCACCTCCTGGAGCCAGGACACGGCATCGGTGAAGTCATTGCGCGCCTTCTCGGTGACCGCATCGCCAAGCAGGTAGTAGCGCGTTACGGCGCACGCAACCTGCGTCAGCTTTGGCGGCACCGGCGACAGCGGCAATGCGTAGCTGCCGCCCAGGTAGCCGTCGATCAATGCGTCGGCGTCGGCCAGGATGGAGTCGAGCGCGCCGGCGTCGAGGCCGGCCAGGCGCTGCGCGATCTCATCCGCGCCGTAGCGCAGTTGCATGTCGGCGAGAACGGCGTATGTCATTCTTGCTTACCGTCGCCTTCAGCTGCGTCGCCTTTTGTATCGTCGGCGCCGGCCGGGCTCTGGTCGGAATCAACCTGCACCACAAATACGTTGGTCCCGGGCTTCAATTCTTCGCCGCCTGGCCCACTCAATGCCGTTGCCGGCACATGTTGAATCTGGACGTCGCGCACCATCAAACCAGGACAAGTGCGCAACAGGTTTTCTTGATCGTCGGTCAGATCGGCAAGCAAGATATGCTTGGGCTTTTTAGTCCACGCAATCCCAGCCCGCCGGAAACCATCCGCTTTCGCAATAACTTCGAGGCCAGCGGTGTTTGAAACCGGCCTCGAAGGCTTTGCGCTTGCGTTGCTGCCAGCGTCTTTGTTGCCAGTCGCGGCTGCTCCATTTTTTTTTGGCTTTGACACGTCTTACTCCTTTCGTGGTCCGCTTACCCAACCCGGCCCGCTCAACAGCGGGCCGGGAGCGCTACTTCTCGGCTCGGGGGTGTATGTGTTCGATGCGGTTCGGCTTAGAGCGTGTTCGCCTCGGTACCGTCCGAGCCGTATGCCAGCTGCCAGAATCCGTAGCCACCTGCCGCACGTGCTTCGGCACCAAACTTGAATTTCTTGCGATTGAATACGTCGTCGGCTTGCGGATCGATCTGCTGCACGAAGGTCGGTGCCTTGCGCTCCTGGTAAATGAAGGGGAGAACGGGCTTGCTGTTATCCAGCAGGAACCAGGCGGTGCGCGAAGCGAGTCGCGGCTCCACCACGACCTCGAAGGCGCCTTTGAACGGATTCGGCTTGCCGTCTTCCAGACGGTCCGTCGTCATCAGCGTATTGGCGGTTTGCTTGAGCGCAGGCGGCACCAGCAAAACCTTGCCGGTGATATTGAGTGGACGGCCCTGGTCATCGACCATTTCCATCAGCGCTGTGTCCGCGACGCCCAAGCTGCCTTGCGCTGCTGCCAAGGTCGCGCAGGACAGCGCAATCGTGCCCTTGTTGCTCATCGAACCGATCGTACCGTCCGGATTTGTGATGGGGTGATCGGTATCGAAGAAATATTGCTTGTCGTAGCACAAAGCCACGAACCCGTTATTAACAAGTGCATACACGATTTCGTCGGGCAGCTGGGCGGCAGACATACCGGCCATTTGCGCTTGCGGCGCATAGATACCGAGCTGATCGTCTTCGATGTCGTTGCGGTCGACTTCGACAGTAGCTTCCCAGTCTTCATTGACGATGTTGTAATCGAACGCGGCAAGCGCCTTGATGACTTTCTCGCCAATCCATTGGCGCATGCGCGGAAAGGTGGACAGCCAGGCGTAGTTGTTCTGGCGCGTGCCAGATGGCACCAGCATCGCGACCTTTTTCCAGGTCGAGGGTGCGTTGGTGAAGGCGTTGTTGAAAGTCGTCTTCAGTCCGATGAAGATGATATTGATACTGGAGGCATTGACTAACATGTGCTGTCCTTTGCTGTTGTATTGAGAAAGTCGGTTTCGTTGACGGCGCGGTTAGTTACTCGACCCAGACACCGTCTGTATCGAGCCCAACCATCTTGCCGCCGGCAGAACGGGTATTGGTGCCGTTGGTCTTGGCCACCGTCTGGTCATCGACGATGTAGACGGGCAGGCCCAGGCTGGCCTGCGTGACGGCGTCAGTGCCGCTGTTGACCCATTTGAACGCCTTGTGGCGGCGCACGATCACGGTCTGCGCGCCATCGGCGCCACCGGTGTTGTCGACCGACGATTCGGCGCGGCCGAGATAGGTCAGCGTTGTGGCTGTCGCCCCTGGGGTGGCGAAGCCGGTTGCATTGGCGCAAACCATCGCACCGGCTAAGATATGCGCATTTGCGGCTACCGGGACACCCAGCGTCGAGGTATCCATCAGCGGGGTGTTGCGGTCTGCTGTCAAAGACATGGTGACTCCTTACTTATAAATGCGGTTTAGCTGCGTAATAGTTTTAACGGCGACCTGGCGACGGCTTAGGCTTTTGCCTTGGCGGCAGC